CGCCCCAAGCTAGGGCGCTGACATTGCCGCTATGCCCACCAAACTGCGACGCCTCGGCCAGGTCGTTGGGGTCGAGCTTGCGGACGGTGTTGTCATGGCTACGGAGTAGAGGTAGCCGTCCGCGCCCCAAGCTAGGGCGCTGACATTGCCGCTATGCCCACCAAACTGCGACGCCTCGGTCAGGTCGTTGGGGTCGAGCTTGCGGACGGTGCTGTCCCCGCTGCCGGAGTAGAGGCAATCCGGCGGCGCTACGGCGGTGAAAGCGGCGGCGGTGCTCTCGTCGCTCCACCCGGAAAACTCGCCTTTATGCTGGACGGTCCACTCGTAATTACCCATTCCCCTTTACCCTCTGTAGTTGCTCGGCAGCGTGCTGTGCGGCACAGCGTGGCTGGTGGTGTATTCGATCTCGCCGGAGTCGTAGATGAGGTCGCCGGTGTCGGCGTCGTAGAACCGGAAACGGCTGGCGACCGGCTCCTCGTCGACGTTGCTGCTGTAAGCGCTACCCTGAAGCGTCGGGTATTCCGTCCAGGACTCGCCGCTCGGGCCTTGGGCGGTCGGCGTTTCGGCTTGTGGGTAAACGCTCTCCACGGTGCCGGTGAGGGCGCTCCACTCGCTCCAACCGTAGCTCACATCGTGCTGCTGGACGCGCCACTGGATGGTGCCGGGGTCGAAGCTGCCCTCGGGGACGTCGTGGGCCTCTAGGTCCGTCACTTCGCCGCTGTCGTAGAGCGGGGAGTCCGTGCTCGGGTCCGCGCCGTCCGCGAAGACCTGCCAGCGCGCCACGTCGAAGCTGCCCGTATCGTGGGCCACCCGCGGGCTCGTGGCGGTGAGCGTCGGCGGGTGTGGGGTGCCCTTCCCGCCGGCAGGCGATAACGGCCAGGGGCGGACGGCGTAGGGCTGCGACTCGGGCTGCGCCGGGACCTGTACCTCGGTGGCCAGCTCGTCGGTCTCTTTGGTGTAGACCTCATCTCCGGTGTCGGCGTCGTAGAGCCGGAAGCGGCTCGCCACGGCTGTCTCGCCCCAGACGGACTCGGGCTCGCTTGCCTTAAGCGTGACCTGCGAGGTATCGAGCTGCACCGAGCCGGTCGGCTCCAGGGCCTCGGGCTGGAGGACCTTCGCCTCTGGGTCGCGCACGAGCCGGAGCTGGTAGTGATCGACCGCGCCGAAGCTATCCGGCGCGCTGTACGCGAAGCGGAGCCGTTGCGGGGTGCGGATCTTGGTGGTGATCTCGCCCATCGTCTAGCCCTCCCGGAACAGCAGGATGGCCGCCGCCGGGCCGCCCATGATGTGGTCACCGTTGGCGCCCGCGTAGCCGACGCGGTAGCTCTGCCCATCCACGGCCACCTCGTCGCCGAGCTTCGGCCAGTCGTCCGCGCTGTAGCCGTCCACACTCCAGACGAAGCCGGTGAGCGTGCAGCGGACGTTGGGGGCTTCGCCGCGGATGTTGCCGTAGCCGTCGCGGACGACCAGGGCGTCGATGAGGAGTCGATTGTCAAGGACCGTAGCGCCGCTCAGCCGGGCCTTATGGGCAGCATCGCTGCTGATGAAGCTGATCTGGTTCGCCAGGGGCGCGACCATCGCCGCGTAGTGCGGGTCGTGTGCGCCGGGCGGCCCCTCGATGGCGGCCGAGCAATCGGTCGCCTCCTGGTCGGTGGAGCTGGCGCCGTAGCGCGCGAGGAACTGGGTGCGGGCGCTGGCGCCGCCGACCATGTAGCCGGTGGCCCGCTCCGGGGTGGCCATCAGGTCGTCGAGGTCGGCGAAGCCCTCCCAGATCGCCGGCGGGGTGGTCATGTCGCCGGTGACCGGCTCGCCGGTGCCCGTCCGGTCGTAGACGAGGTAGAACGTACGGTCGTTGGCGAGCGCCATCCACCGCTCCTGGTCCGGCGGCAGATGGCCGTCGCTGTCGAGGCCGGCGCGGAAGGTGTCGATCAAGTCGCCCTCGGTCGCCCCCTGGTTCTCCGCGTCCCGGGCGGCAACGATGTCCTTGCCGCGCTCGACCCGGACATAGAGGCCGTTACCGTACGGCTGGCGGACCGTGAAGTGCTGGAGGTAGCCGTCGTCCGCGGTCGAGGTGCTGATCTCTTCCCAGCCGGCCGGGCTCCGGCTGCCGTAACCGGCGACGAGGACGCGGTGCAGCAGCTCGACCCGTTGCCGCTCGGGCGCGCTGCCGTCGGTGAGCGGGGCCTGGTCGTCGGTGTAGTGGTAGAGCGTCAGGTCCTGGTCCATGCTGATCTCCTACTGTGCATCGCCGCGGAGCTGGAGCGTGAAGTGGTCGTCGCGCACGTCGCTCTCGCCTTGCTGGACGCAGCGCAGGAGCCATAGCGGGTAGTGCGCGGCTTTGGTGTTGAAGCGGATGACGTTCCCCGGCGCCCAGCCGGTGCCGAAGCCCTCGCTGCGGAGGGTGAAGTAGGGCTGGTCCGTGGCGGGGTTCTCCGGCGTCACGTCCGCGTTGACGTCGCCGTGCGCGACGACGCCGAGGCGCTCGCCGATGACCTCGAACTCCGTCTCGCTGGTGAAGTGGATCGCCCAGCGCTCGTCGATGCTGTCCTGGTTGGTGATCTCCACCGGGTAGTTGACACGGTCGTAGGCGCCGGTGGGGCGGTCGCCCTGGCGCTCGTTGTGCCACTCGTCCTGCCAGGTGGCCTGCTCGTAGAAGACCGGGACCCGGGCGTGGAGGTCGCCGACGATCAGGGCCGAGCTGACCTGGGTGCTAGCCGGGAAGCCGCGCCGCATCTCGGGCGTCACCTGGATCCGGCCTGTCACCTGCACCTCGGCGACCATCTTTAGCTCCTCGCGGCGGTGGATCGCCTTTAGCGGCTCGACGTACTGCGAGCCGTCCCAGCTATCGGTGATCGTTACGGTGCCGGCCTGTAGGTCCGTCGTATACATGGCCGGGTCGACCTGGACGTCCTCGTAGTCTCGCAGCTCGATATAGCCGAGGTCGTCGCGGCTGAGGTCGTAGGTCTCGCCGGCCGAGACCCCGGACGCGAGCTCGTCGGTCTCGGTCTCGCTGAACACCACCACGTCGCCCGGCCTGGTGATGGGCACCCGGCCATCCTGCGGTAGCCGCACGGGGTCCAGGCCGAGGATGTCGGCCTCGAGGGGGAGGTAGTCGATGATGACCGTACTGAACCGGATGAGCTGGGGCTGGCACCGGATCGGCCGGCGGACGTACTCGCCATCCTCGCTCTCGATGTGAAGCCCGTTGTGGTACCAGGGCGGCGGGTCCTCCTCGTCGATCTCCTCGAACGGCACGGTCTCCTGGAAGCTGAGGTGCATGATGCCGTGCTGCTGGTCGACAGTGCCGGACATGCTGCCGCTACGGAGGCCGCCGTCCTCGTCGACGGTGCCCACGATTTCCTCGCCGGCCATCGTGGTCGCCATAATCGAAGTCGTGCCGGGGCGCACCGGGGCGCCTGGCAGCCGCACAAAGAGGGTGCTCTCTCCGGGGGTCTCCGGGGTCGTGAGCATCCGGTCGATCTGCACCTCGGCGCCGCCTGACGTGCCGGCGTTGGTCAGCTCGACGGTGCCCTCGGTGTAGTCGACGCCGCCGGCGTCGACCTCGTTGCCGTCCTGGTCGTAGCGCCGGATCGTGCCCGCTCCATCGTCCCAGAACTGCGTGCCACCCCAGGCGAACTTGAGGGAGTCCGGCACGATCTCCTCGGTGCGGTACGGGAGCAGGTCGAGCAGGACCGGGGGCGCCTCCTCGGTGATCGCCCGGGGCTCGCCCGCGGTCACGCTGTCCTCGATATACTCGACCCGGATCGGCGCGGCCACGAACACCTCGCCGGCCTCGGTCTCCTCCAGGTCCGCGTCCAGCTCCTCCTGGAGGTCATGGCTGAACAGGTACTCCATGACCGCCTTAGCGTCCATGGTATTCATCTCGGCCCGCTTCTCGGCCGAGTATTCACCCGATGGCGCCGCTCTCGTCCTCCTCTGCTGAGGCATCATCGGCGCGGAGAAACCGCCTAGCAACATCTTTGCCCCCCTTTACATTCCGCCGCTCTTTGAACCCGTATAGGGCGCTGTCTGTACGATCCGACCGAATTCCTCGCGCACGCGGTCTTTGGTCCGCGTGTAGCTATATTGCGCGGTCGGACGCCATGTAATTTCGCCGGTGTCGTAGTCGACGCCGCCCTCGATAGGGTCGCCGTCGGCCTTATAGCTGAGGTTGCCCACCGGCGTCTCGCCGTCGTCTACGGCCTCGCGGACGTACTCGCCGACCTCGACCTCCTGACTGAACAGGTCCTCGTCGTCTAGGTCGTTGACGGTGGCTAAGTAGGCCGAAAACAGCGTGCGCTGGAGCACCGCCTCCTCCTCGGCGTCCTCGGGGCGGTAGACGACCGTGAGCGGCTCCTCGTGGGTCACGTCGTAGGCGTAGGCAACGTGGAGGTAGCTCAGGTCGTAGATGTCGGGGTCGAGGTCCGGCGACAGCTCCAGGTAGTAGTAGGCTTCTATGGCATCGACGCCGACGGCCACTTTGAGCGGCGTGGCTACCTGATCGCCCTGGTGGTCCACGGTGTAGTCGATGGCGAGGTCCCGGGCGTCGTCGGTGTGGATCCCCGCCGCGTCGATGGCCGTGGGGAGCCATACCTGTGTGCCGTCCGTCTCCAGGCCGCCCACCGCGATCTCGCCGGCGTCGCTGTAGCTCGGGCCGACGTAGACCGCGTCGATGTGGTCGATAGTGTGGCCGACGTCCTGCCAGCCTTCGGTGCTCGGCAGCTCGACGCCGGTGTGCTCGGTGCCGTCCGTGTCGGTGTAGTCCATCCAGATCGACTCGTCGCTGTGGACCTCGATGGCGTCGTAGACGGTGACGTTCGCGGTGCCGGAGGCGCGCTCGACGCGCTTGCGATCGAGCGACGTGCCGCTGTCCCGCACGTCGTCGACCGAGGTGACGAGGCCGCTGGAATGGGCGTCGAGGGTCAGCGTGAGGTAATCCTGGCGCCCCCGGTCGTTGAGGCCCGGCGTGGTCTCCGTCTGCGTCACCGTCTCGGCGTTGCCGCTCGGGAGCTGATCATCGAGCAGCGTCCAGGTGCCAGCGGACAGGTCCGCCTCCCACTGGCTTTCGGCGAGCCGGCGCCCCTGGGCGTCCTCGACGTAGTGGATGGCCTGGGGGTCGTCGATGGGGATGTCCTGCGCCGTGCCGAGCTGTAGCTCGTCGACGGACCAGAACCTCATCGCCCCCCCGATGATACTCCAATAGGTTCTTGGGATGGCCACTCCGCTGTTCGCAATAACCACAGCTACGCCGGCGAAGTGCGGGTGGCCGATGAAGGTATAGACCCCCCCCGGTTCGGCCTGGTCGACGTCGTTCTGGGCCAGAATGTCCTCCTCATCGGTATGCACCTCGCCATCCATGATGCCATCCTGCCAAACCACCTTGGTTACGGGGCGGTAGCCTTCGACGTCGGCGTCCTCCTTGACGCTCTCCCACCAGTCGCTCAGGATCTCGTCGCCGTTCGCGTCCTCGACGCGCAGGACGTGCTTAGCGCCGCCCGGCAGGTCGTGCTCGTCGCCGGCCTGTACGCCCATGGGGACCTCGCTCTCGCGCTCGCGGTCACGTCCCAGAATCTCCTTGAGCGCGTGCTCGCGGGAGCTGAAGTCCAGGAAGTGCTCGCGGAACTCGGCGCTGCGCCCCACCGTCCAGCGCAGCGTTAGGCTGTGGGGCTTGATCGGCGGGTGCTCGACGGTATAGCTGATCGTCGGCACCTCAGAGCCCCGGTGAACCTTATCCTTTTCGGTGCTGTCGGTCTTGGTGCCGTCGGTCACGGTGCCGTCGGTGGCCTTGTCCTCGTCGCCACCTTCGCTCGGCGGCGTGAGACGGCCGTCCGCGCCGTCCCGCCCAGCGCCCGGCTTGGCCCCTGCGGGGATCTGGGCTCCGTCCGGCGGGTTGGCGGGGTCGATAACCTCGGTGCGGCGCTGGCTCCGACTATACTCGACGCGCACCTTGGTGCCGGGGTCCGCGTACTGGTCCGGCACGATGGCGATGTCGCCGCTGGTGTACGCCACGCGGCCGGTGCCGTCGCCGGAGAGGGTGCCCTCTCCGTCGTCGGTCGCCTGGCGCTCCGTGTCGCCGGCGAGCCACGTCACGGTGAGGCTCCCCGGCTGGATCGGATCCCCCGCGGCAAAGGTCATCTGCGGGGGATTGTTCCCGGTGCTAACCGTCCGGCCGCTGCGGTCGCGGTACTGCGCCTCGCTGCCCCACTGGAGCATGATCTCGGAGGGGGTGTCGGGGAGCTCCAGCGTCGTGAAGACCACGGCGCCGGTGTCGTAGTCCACGGTCCCGCTGCCGCGGCCGGTCAGCTCGCCGTTGCCGTCGGCGTCCTGGATCAGCTCCCAGTTGCCGAGGCCCTGCCAGTAGATGCGCAGCGTCCCCGGCTCCGGGAGCGGGCGGAGGTAGGCCGTCCAGGAGAAGCCGCGCGTCTCCTGGCTCACGCCGAGGAAGAAGGTGTGGACGTGGGTGGGCACCTCCAGGACGTCGCCGCCGGCCTCTACCTCCATAGTGAGGTCGCTCAGGGCCTGCCGGTCGCTGATGATCTCCTCGCGCTCGGTAGTGGGGACGATCTGCGCGTAGAGGTCGAGCAGGTCGACGTAGGAGTCGCCGGCTTGGATCTCGGTGGCGGTCTCGGTCGCGCCGTAGTAGCGCGCGGCGTCAGCGACGCGCATCCCGCGGATCGTGACCGGGCTGCCGTGGTCCTCCCAAATCGGCTGCGGGTCGGCGCCATCGTAGTCCCGAGGGAGCGGGCGCGCGGTGCTGATCGTGATGGTCCGGCGCGAGAAGGTCTCGCCGTCGACGGTGTGCTCTTCGATTTCGCTGGAGGCGCCGGCAACGCGGATATACTCCGTGGTGCCGTCGTCGTGCTCGAGCGCCAGGGTCTCGCCGACCGAGGGCTGGGTCTCGCTGGTCGGGGCGCTGACCTGAAGGCTCGTCATGCCGGCGAGGTGGCGGCCGTAGATGTGGTAGCGGCGCACCTCGTCCGCGATGAGGTAGGCCTCAACGTGGCTCCGGGCCTCGGCGCGCTCGTCGTAAGGGTCGCCGCCGGTGTCGAAGAGCAAAATCTCGACGTTGTCGTCCTGCGGCCGCTCGCCGACGATGGCGTGGACGCCGTGGTAGGTCTCCGTGCTCGCCGTCTGCACGCCGCCGAAGACCTTGCGCATCGAGACGCGGCCGTAGGCGCGGTCGAGCCTGGAGACGTCCGGGAAGATGTTGTTCTTCGTGCTGTCCTCGATCCGGCGCGACGTCGGCGCCCCGCCGGCGTCGGGGTCGTCGGTCATGCGCTGGCTCTCGAGGATGGCGATGTCCGATACGGTGATGCCGGTGTTGTCTGCCATGTAGTCCTCGCCTCTATGCGGTCAGGAACCGGAGGGTCACCTTATACAGGTGGTCCTCCGGCGGGGCTGTCAGGGGATGCACGGGCTCCGCCTCCAGCGCTGGCCCGTCGCCGCGGCGCCAGCGGACGGTGAACGTGCGGCCGTCCTCGAGCGTCAGGGTCATGGCGTCGGTCGTCGGGAGCGCCTGCTCGCGCAGCGTCTCGAGGAGGCTGCGCTGGGCCCACGCGCCGGTGAGCGTGACCGGCCGGCCGGCTTGGCGCGGCGTCTCGTGGACGTGGAGGCTGCCGTCGAGGGCGCGCTCGCGCTCCTGCGCGACGGGCTCCCACTGATACTCGTCGCGCCAGTGCAGATTGCCCGGCAGCTCGTAGGTGGTATCGCCGATCTGTAGGCTAGCTGCCATCACTCACCCCCCATGGACCGGGCGCCCGAGCGCTCCAAGGCGGCGAGTACGTCCTCGGCCGCGTCTGGGTCGGCCGCCTCGTTGTCGACGACGACACGGACCCGCCGGTCCTGCTGACCCTGAGGCTCGGTAGCGTCCGTCTGGGTCAGCGCCTGCCGCAAGCTGGCCATCTCTTGCTGGATCGTCTGGAGCAGCTGGATCTGCTGCTGCTGCGGGTCCTGCTGCTGACGCGTACCCTGCTCGGCGCCTTTCTTCGCGCCCTCTCGGGCGCCCTTCTCGGAGCCCTTCTCGGAGCCCTTCTCGGAGCCCTTCTCGACTTGGTCGTCGTCCCCGAGGCTCCTGCGGTCGATGACGAATCCGTCCCCGTCATCTTCCTCCGCGTCGCCGGTACTGACGTCAGTCTCGCCGCTGCCTCCGGTGTCCTTGTCGTCACCGTCGCCAGTGTCGCCGGTACTGACGTCGGTTTCGCCGCTGTCGCCAGTGTCGCCCCCGAGGTCGCGATCGCCCAGGTCCGGGCCATCACCGCCTCCCAGGCTGTCCGGCTGGAGCTTGCCCTCGGGGTCGTTGGGCTCCCATTCCGCGCCATCGATGCCATCCTGGGCGCCCTGACGCGCGCCTTCTTCGGTGCCTTCCCGGGCACCTTCCTCGGCGCCTTCCTTGACCCACTCCCCGCCCTTCTTCTCGAACTTCGCCATCTCCTCGGCGATGGCTTCCGGGATCTGTTTGGGAGTGGCGTCCGAAAAGCCTTGCGCCTGGTCGCCGCCCTCGCCACTCCCGGCGTCGCCGCTCCCGCCGCTGTCGGTAGGTGTCCAACCGCTCCAGGGCGGCTGTTGCGGGAGGGGGTTCTGAAGGCCGGCATCTTCACTAAAGGCTTTGCTGAGGCCATCCTTGACCCCCTGGCCCGCCTGCTCTGCCATACGTCCGGCGGAATTGGCGAAGTTCCTGGCCCGTGTAGACGCGCCCGCTAGCGAGCCCGAGATGTTCGTGGGGCTCGCCAGGCCCACCATCGAGAGGGCGGCAGTTAGGAGGTCGATAACTTTCGCCAGGGTCGAGGCGAACCCGAGCACGACCGAGTGGATGGACGCGAAGACCTGGGTGCCCCGCGCCCCGAGGTAAACAAAGGACCCAATGACGCTCTTGAGCAGCTCCTTGACCCGGACCAGGGCGTTGATTATGCCCAGGACCCCGTCGACCGCCCCCCGAAAGACGGCGTAGAGCTGGGATGCGCCCTTGATTACCCCCTGGAATGCGTTGCCGTTGCCCAGGCTTCTGAGCTTGCCTTTGAGCCAGTCGAAGGCATCGCCTATCGCCTGGGCAAACCAGCGGATCGTGGTCCAAGCTGCCTGGATCCAGCCCTGGAGGCGGTTGTCCTCGGTGAGGTACGCCCAGAAACGGCTAATACGGTCGATGAGCCAGTCGAAAGACTGTCCCACCGCGTCGGCTAACCAGCGGACGGCGTCGCCGACGTTGTTGGTCCAGGTCTTGAGCCGCTGGCCCTCTGTGAGCCACGACCAGAAGGTGCCGATCTTGCCGGCCAGCCAGCGGAAGCCGTCCCAGATCGCGGCTACGGCGTCGGCGGCGGTGCGCACCCAGCCGCTGAGTATGCGGCCGATGTCCCGGTTGCTGAGCCCGTTGAATAGGTCCCGGACGGCCCCCTCGGCGCGCCGGAAGGCGTCCACGAAGCTGTCGCGGAGCATCCGCATGCCCCGGCTGTCAGCGAACTCCTGGACGCGCGCCGTAAGATCCTGGACGCCATCGGTGATCGGGCCGATCAGCGGCCGGACCAGCTTGCGGCGCAGGGCGTCCCAAGCGCTTCCCAGCTCTTGAAGCGAGCCGCGGAGCGTCTGCTGCATCGTCTCCGCGGCTTCGGCGGCGGTGCCCTGGCTGTCCTCCAGCATGGAGGTAAACCGCTGGAGATCGCTGCCGCCCTTGTTGACGAGCACCCGCAGCGCGGTCCTCGACTCGCGCGTGAAAGCGTTGAGGGCCTGGCTAGCCTCGGGGCCAGCCGCCTCGAGGCCGCTGATGACCGAGGTGAGGCTGTCGGTCTCGATGCCCAGCTCATCGAGCGCCTTGGCCGCCTTGGTGCTGGGGTCCTGGATCTGCTGGAGGATGGAGCGGAGCTGCGTGCCGGCACGCTCGCCTTGGATGCCGGCGTCCTGTAGCGCCGATATCGCCGAGACGGTCTCCTCGAGGCTCATGCCGGCGCTGCGCGCCGTGGGGCCGACGTAGCTCAGCGCGCTCCCAAGGCGCTCGACGTTGGTGTTAGCGTTCTGCGCCGCGGCGGCGAAGACGTCGGTGACGTGCCCCGTCTCTTGGGCCTCAAGGCCCATGCCGTTGAGGCTGTCGGAGACCACCTCGGCGGCGCGGCCGAGCTTCATCCCCTGCGACTGGGCGAGCGTGAGCGTCGATTCGAGGGATGTAATCGCTTCTTCGGTTGAGAAGCCCGTCCGGGTCAGCTCCTCCAGGCCTTGCGCCGCTTCGGTCGCGGTAAACGGCGTCGTCTGCCCGAGGCGATTGGCTTCGTCGCGCAGCGCCGCCATCTGCCGCTCGGTGGCACCGGTGATCGCTTCGACGCGGGCGAGCTGCTGCTCGAAGTCCGCGGAGCTGCCGATAGCGTTCTTGAGAGCGGACCCGAAGGAGTAGAGGCCGATGCCGCCGGCGATGGCAGCGGCCAGGCCGCCGATCTTGGTGACCACGCCGCCGACCGCGCTGGCCAACTGGCCGAATGTCTTGGCCACGCCTTTGAGGAGACCGCCGGTGAGCTTGCCGAGCTTCCCGATGATGTTGCCGACAGCCCCGGCAGCAGCCCCGGCAGCCCCGGCTACGCCGCTAACCGCGCTGGTCAGCTTGCCGAAGGCGGAAGCCACGCCCCCGAGAAGGCCGCCGGCGAACAACCTCAGCTTGCCGACGAGTTTGCCGGCAACCCCGGCTACGCCGCTAAAGGCGCTGCCCACCCCGGATACGATGCCGGCCAGCGACTGGAAGCCGCTGACCACCGTGCCAAGGATGCCGCTCCCCAGCTCCTTGACCGATCCAGCGACGGTGCCGAGGGCGCTGCCTACCGCCCCAAGGGCGCCGCCGGAGAGCTTGTTCGCGCTGGTAGCGAGGGCCGCGAGGCCGGCGACCACCCCGCCGAGCACACCTCCCCTCTTGCCCCCGAGCTGGCCCATGCGGCGGCGCAACTGTTGCGTGCCGCTGTTGAGCCGCCCGAGCCGAGAGTTGGTGCGCTCCGCCTGGCTGCTGACCCGGCTGAGCTTGTTGCGCACGCCCGAAATCGCGTCGGATGCGCGATCCCGGGCCTTGAGCGCTATCTCGACGGCATAGTTGCCGGCCATCTAGCCCCCTTACTCGTGGGCCATGTGGACCTTGAAATAGGGGCTCGTGTCGGTGGCCTGGATCGACGGGTCCTTAAGCGCCTCGCCGGAGACCTGGACCTCGCCGAACTCGTCACCGATGAACGGCAGCGACTCGGCGGGCGAAAACTTCACGCGGTGGAGGTCCACGGCGACCTTCCTGCCGGACTGCGCTTCGTTGAGGCCGTTGAAGTAGAGCCGGAACTCCTGCCCGGTGCTGATGAGCGCCTGGATAACGCTCTGAAGCGCCGGCGTGTAGCTGACCTCCAGCTCGTCGCCCTCCGAGAGGTTGGTCGGCTCTTCGAGGAGCCAGAGGCCGGCCCGGTCGACGATGTAGTCCTCGCCCGCGGTCAGCTCGGTACTATCCGAGGTCCGGGTCACCGTGATCGTCTCGCCGGTGTCCGGCAGGCTGTCCAGCGGGACGAAGGAGCCCGGCGTCGCGCTGCTGATCGTCTCCGTGGTCGAGGAGCCGCCGGACTGCTCGTTGGCCTCGCCGCGCATCGCCAGCGCCAAGTTCTTCGGGCTCAGCTCGAGCATCGTCATCGAGGCGCTGACGCTGCTGATGCGCTGTACGATGTTGGCGGCGCCGCCGCCGGGACTGGTGTAGTCGCTCTGCCGCTTCTCGTCCTGCTCGGCCTGGATCTCGAGGCTCGAGGCGTTGCCGACAGGACGCAGGGCCTTGCTGCCCTTCGGCCCGATGTAGATCGAGCCCTTGCCGATGTAGCTCCACTGCTTGCTCGTCGTCGCCATTGCTTACTGCTCCTGACTGCGGATGGTGATGCGCGCGTTGAACGCGACGGGGAAGTAGGCGAAACCGTTGCCGTAGTCCGGGCGCAGAGGCGCCCGGGTCATGCTCAGCGGCGAGTGCTCCGGGCTCGGCCGCCAGCCCTGAAGCGCCTCGAGGACGGCCTGGAGGATCCCGCCGGCGTCGCTCCGCGCGCCGCTGGTGTCGCGGACGTAGCGGACGGCGATGATGATGGTCCAGGTCTGCTCGACCTGGACCACCGCCTGGTCGCCGCGCTCCTGCACCGGCGTAGCACCGGTGTAGAGGATATGCGCCGCCGGCGTGCGCTGGGCCTGCTCCTGCGCGCCTTGGAGGTCGTCTACCGAGTAGACCTTGCGCAGGCCCGGGACTTGCTCCTGGAGCCGGTCGCGGAGCAATCCCTCAAGGCTCAGGAAGTCGTCCATGCCGCCTCCAGGTGCTGCTCGATGATGCCGAGGAGGTCATCCTCCATCTCCGGCGGTATGTCGACGCCGCCGTCCCGGATCGGGAGGTACGGCCGCGCCGGGATGTAGGTGGCATGATTGCGCCCGGCGTGCCCGCCGAAGAGGTGGATCCGAGCGTAGTCGCGGCTGGGCCCCGTGCCGGCGCCCACCGTGGCCGTGTCGCCCTCGGCGTTCCCGATGATGCTGTTATAGAGGTGCGACTGGTCGCGGAGGATCTGGTAGGGCGGCCCGCCGCGCCGGTTGCGCTTGGTCGCCTCTGCGAGGGGCTCCCAGGGGCGCCCCCACGGATCCTCCTCCTCCTCGAAGAGCAGCCGGCTCGTCTCGGCGATGTGCTCGGCGACGTCCTGCATCGCCGGCGTGATGCCGGCGCCGGCTGCGTCGGCTAGCTCCTGGAGCTTGCGCCGCAGCTCGTCGGTGCCGCTGATCTCGACGCTGTAGTCGCTCATCGGTAGCGCTCGAAGAAGGACTGCGTGTACCGCGGGCCGCCGCCGACGACGGCCGGCCGCGAGCCTCCTACGTCCTCGGCCTGCTCATCGGGGAGCCCGAGGCTGGCGTCGCCGCGGGCTACGCGTCGCAGCCAGTCGCGGGCGTCCGTGTAGGTGTGGCGGGCCGGGTGGTCCTCGCCGACGTGGGGGTTGAGCCTGATCCGGAGCACGGCGTAGGCAGCCCAGCGCACGGCGTCGGGGACGTGCTCGAGCGGGAGGCTGTAGCGAGCGGCCAGCGCGGCGTCGACCTCGGCCTCGGCGTCCGCGGCCGCCGCCGACCACACCGTCTCGTCGACGGTGCCGTCACCGTCCCGGTCGGTGAGCGCGAGCAGCTCCTCCTCGCTGAACCGGGCAGCGTAGCCGTCCTGGGTGACGTAGCGCGCCATCTACCTGCTTCCCCCGCCGTCGGCTCGCAGCACGGCCTGGTAGATCTCGTCGAGCCGGGTGTGGATGCTCTGGACCTCGCGGTCGATCCGCTCATGGGCCTCGCGCCGCGACTCGTGCGCTTCTCGCTCTATGCGCTGCATCTCGTCCCGGTGCCAGCGCCAAATCAAGCTCGCCAGGGTGAAGAGCCCAAGCGTTAGGGCCCCCAGCAACCACCGGATGGCCTGCGGCGTCTGCTCGAATATCAGCGCCCATATGTCGGGTGTCTCATCCATGCCTGCTCCACGTCGCTCCGGCCCGCCAAAGGGGATCTGCTGTGCCCTCATGCGCGACCTCTCCTGAGGTGGGGCACCGGGCCGATGCCCGGTGCGGTGGCCTCATTAGCTGACGGTGAAACGGCGCACGGCGCGGGGCCGGCTGAGGAGCGGGAACGGATTGCGCTCGACCCTGATGGCGGTGCCTGCGGGGTCGCGCTGGTCCCACTGGTCGACGAAGTTGCGCTGCTGGACGGACCCCTCGGGCGTCTCGCACGGCCCGTAGATCGTCTCGCCACCCAGCTCGTCGCTGGCGACGATGATCTCGTCGTCGTAGACGAAGGGCTGCTCGTCCCCGTTGTTGTCGACGAAGACCGCCGGCATCCGCTGGATCCCGATGCCGCTGACTTGGGCCAGCTCGCCGCCGCTGAGCATCTGCGGGCCTAAATTGCTGGTGAGCATCGACTGGATGCGGTGCTGGTCGCGGAGCCGCTTGTAGGCTGTCACCCCGCAGTAGGCCCAGAGGTTGCCCGGCATCCCGCCCAGCTCGCGGGCGATGGCGACCACGGCGTCGTCGAAGACGTCGAGCGGGTCGTCGCCGCCGCTGTCCGGGTTGAAGGTGACGCTCTGGGCGGGGTCGACGTTATAGGTGGCGAGCACCGAGCCGTCGCCGTCTTTGATCTGGCCGCGCATCGCGCCGACGCACATGAACTCCACGGTGCGGTCGAAGCGCGCGGTGATCGCGTCCAGCTTGCGGTTGACGTGCTGGGCGAGCGGCACCTGGGCGGTCGGCGAACGGCCGGGGAGGCGGAACGCCTGGTGGTCCGCGGCGCGGACGAGGTCGTGCTCGCTGAACCGGGGGATCGTGACGGTCTGGGTCTCCCAGCCGTGGCGGGCGGCCCGGGTGGACTCGACGCCGGCGGAGATCGCTACGGCGAGGCCCTCGGGGCTCTGCCGAATGTCAAGCTGGACCTGCCGGGTGGTGTATTGCTGGCCGGGCGGGAAGTGCCGGTCTTGGAGCGGCGTTCTCACGGGGCGGCGCCGGTCGATGACGCCAATGAGCTGTTCGCGGGTCCACGGGAGCATGGGGTCGGTCTCCTCTATCTGATGTTCGTTAGACGAAGCGCAGGGCGCCGATCTGCGTGCCGCGTGCCATGTCGGCAGGCAGGCCCTGGACGTGGTCGAAGCTGACGCTGCCCTCGATCACGGTGCCGAGGGTGACCTCGTCGCCGTCCTCCAGCTCCGCCTCGGCGATGGATACGCCGGCGGGGGTCGCGGTGGTGCGCTGGTAGCGGATGTTGACGTCGCCGGACGCCGGGGCCACGTCGAAGATGACCTGGTCCACGCCGTCGGTGCCGGTGCCGCGCGACACGGTGGCCGCCAGGCGCTGGCCGCTGGCGTTCCAGGCCTCGAGGTCGCTCTCGTCGACGCTGTCGTGGCCGAGGTCGAAGGTTGTCGTGCTGCCGTCGCCGGACAGGGTCTGCGTGTGGACGGTGGTCTCGAGCGGCGCCATCCGGCCGGTCGAGCGCTCCCAGCCGACCACGTCGCCGACGGCAAGGGTCAGCGGGCCGGCGTAGTGGTGGTCGCGCGTCGTGTGGCCGTGGCCGACGAGGATGTCGCTCGGGGGCGTCGGGGCCGTGGTGGGGCTCACCTGGTTGCCGAAGTCTGGCATGGCGGGGTCTCCTGTGCTGGTTGTCCGTTAGAGCTTGGCGAGCTGGTCGGCGACGTCGTCGTCGCTGGCCTCGGTGGTGCCCGGCGTGCCGGTGGCCTGCTCGCTCTGGAGCGTCGCACCGTCGGGCGGCGTCGGCCGCTGCGTGCCCTGCTGCTGGCCCTGACCGGCGTGCTGGCGCAGGTCCTGGGCGACGGCCTTGAAGGTCTCGTCGGCCATCTGGATATAGGGCTCGGCGGCCTGCTCGGTGAACTCGCGGCCGATATCGGCGAACAGGGTCCGCACCTCGCCTTTGCGCCGCTCGCGGCGCTCATCTGCGAGCTGCTGCTCGGCTTGCTGCCGGGCTTGCTGCTCCTCGGCGAGCTGCTGCTGGAGCTGGGCGAAGGTCGGCTCCTGGCCGGTGCTCTGCTGCTGGGTCTGCTGCCCCTGCTGGGTCTGCTGCTTGTTCGGGTCCATGGTCTCCTCCGGTGCGGTGGTCTGGACGGTGATGGATTCGTCGCTGAGCGCGGCGGCGGTGGTGTTGTGGTCCACGCCTACGCTGGTGAAACTCACCTCGGCGAGGCGCGTGTCGCGGAAGATGATCGCGGGGCCCGACACGCTCTGGCCGTTGACTTCCACCTCGTTGCCCCGCTGTACCTCCTCGATGCGCCCCGGCCGGGCGTCGACACTGAGCTGCCAGGGGAAGCCCTCGTCGGAGGCGCTGGCGACGATCTGGCCGTGCTCGGTGGATTGGAGCAGGCCACCGCCGACGGTGAGCTGCTGGCCGACGTCGATCTGGTCGGCATAGCCTGCGATGCGGTCGCGGTCGTGGCCCACGAGGACGGGTAGCGTGCGGGTCGGGGACTCCAGCGTCTCCAGGTCGATCACGAGGCGCTCGTCGTCCAGCGAGGAGAGGCGTAGCGGGTCGCCGGTGTAGGCGACGCCCTGCCAGCGGCGCTGGCCGCTGCCCTGGCCCTCCTCCACGTCCGCGTCCTGGAGCTGGACCGGCGCGGATAACTGGAACGCACCGCGCGGGATCTTGCGCTGCGGCATGTCTACCTCCTGGGGTGATCCTCGGGGGGGG